GTGCAATAGTCAGCCATTCCAGTGCCGAATAACTCCTGCGCAAATGAAAATGTTTGTAGTCATGTAAGCCAGCAGGATGCAAAAGCGCACCAGTGCAACCTGATCAGCGACCCGATTGTGATGGTGCGCCTTCTCACCCAACGCCTTGGCGACAATCCGCCTACGAGCTCGCCATCCTCCAGTTCAGAAGCAATGGTTTCCAAGCACTTACGCAACAAGGCGCGGCGCTGATACCCCCTAACGGGCTCCCACCACTCGGGTTCTGGCTCTATCGGAAACATACTTGTTGCCAATACCCGCACGGCATTTGCTAGACCATCCTCAACGGTTGAAGATCGGTCATAAGCCATGAGCACAGCAGTGGCAACAACTTTAGGGTTAATCTCGACAGTCATTTTTGTAGGGTTCAGTAGCGAGAGTGTTAATCAAGCGGTTCAGATACCAGCGACATTTCATCGCATCTTCCAGTGGATCCTTCTTCAGCCACATCCGACTGAGGTATTTAAGGCACTGCCACTGGAGCGACCCAACGCGAGCATCAGGCGCATGTTGCACCCAATCCTCCAGAACCTCAATTACCTCAATCTTCCCCGCCGTGTAATGCGGGGGATGGTCCACTGAATTACTCATCCTTTGGAAGCCTGAACAGCAGTGTCGCCCTGATAGCGACCAGTAACGGAGTAACTTTTGCCGGGCAGCATCGACATTCTGTGGAACACAATCTGCGCGATGCGCATACCCGGCCACAACGGAACAGCGTGCAAGGACCTAGCGTTTTGTAGTTCCAGTGTTAGCCGCCCTTTGTAACCGGGATCGATATACCCGGCAAGAAGATGCTCAATCCCCTCCCTGGCACGAGACGACTTGAGCGCCAGCTGCCCAGCGACACAATCCGGGAAATCAAACTCCTCCACGGTCTCGGCGAGGATAAATTCGTGAGGCTGGAGCATGAAAGGTTTTTCCTTCGTATGCCCAGCAATGGAGTAAGGCACCAAGCTGGTGGTAGTCGGTAACTCCACCAGCAAGTTCTCGCCGAGTCTCACATCGAGACTCGCTGGATTCACCAGCTCCGACTGGAACGGGAATACCAGATTGCGACGTGCCAGGTTGTGAATCTCGTGATCAGCTAATACGGCCATCAGACGTGAGCCCAGATTTTCCGTTGAACAATCCGATACACAGTGCTTGGATCTATGCCCAAGTCAGCGGCGATGTTGTGCGGATGCACAAGACCCTTACGAAACGGAGTGTGTAGGGCACGAATACACAAAACTTGCTCTTCAGTGAGCTTGGCCTTGTTTTGAGCTTCACCACGTTTGGCTTGCTCTTTATCCGTTTGCCACTCGCAGTTACCCGGCTCGTAATTTCCCACATCTCCAATACGTCCTAGGGACGTACCAAAAGGGCGGTCACCCATATCCGCTAGAAAATTAGGGAAGCTGAGCCAGCGCTCGCAAACCCGAACTCCAGCGCCGCCGTAGCGATCGAAAGCGTGATGCTTTGGGTTACAGCACCTCTCCTTCATGCTGGACCATGAACGGTAGGTAGGGGTTATGTACCCACCGGCGCTATGCCCGTGACGAGTGTTTTTCAAGCGACAACAACCTCCCTTGCCTGCTGGAGAGCAACATGCTTCCAAGTCTTGCCGGACTTAATGCAGTTGATGGTGGTGACATGAACGCCAAAGTCCTTAGCGATCTTGGCCACCGACTTCCCACCATCAGCCAACTGGCGCTTAATTTCCAGCACCTTGGCTTCCGTCAATACCGCCACCCCACGCCGTCCCTTGCGGCTGGACTTACGAGTCTTAACTTGAGACTTGGGTGCCTTGACCGCTTTCTCGGTAACGGGCAGAGCAATGGTCTTCTTTGGATCGGCAATATCCAGCTCGATGTGCTGGCACGTATCCAAGGCAAAGCGTGCGTCGTCCAGCGCTTTGATGATCTGATCGAACTGCGCTGCAGAAAGGATGTACATGTTCGTAGGTAAGAACGGGTGCAGTGTAGTAGGGGATGGTCAGTTCTGGAGTTCCAGTTTGATAGCGGCCTGGAAATAACCAGCCACCTTCAAACGGCGATAGACAGAACCAGCCTCTTCGGACTGCTTGTTTTCGAGGGCGTCGTAGTCGCGGCGAGCTTCCTCCAGTGCCGCCATCGTTTCAATGTTGAGGAGGTTCAGCTCGCTGTCGGGCAACTCCGCCAGCTTGTCGAGGTAAATAGTTTTACCGCCCAAAAGGTAAGAGCGGTAAAACGGCACCATTGAAGTTTCGGTCATTCGGGATTGGATCAAGTTCAGCCGAAGTAGAGGCGACGGCGCTCTTCGACCCAGGCATCGTACTCAGCTGGATCAGCAAACCTGTGCTTGAACACCTCCGGCACCTCTGTCGATGGCTTGCGTTGAAGACTGCGCAGTTCGCGCATGTCGTTGTCGTTGTACCCCCGCGATTGGCGGTAGTAATCGGCGTACCAGTCAGTCATGCGAAATAGTTGGGATCTTGCTGGCGTATCCGGGTGAGATCCGTGAGTCTCAACTTGAGAATCTCGTGGATAGCCAGCTGTGCAAGTCGGGTGGAGCTGATGGTGTCGCTGGTGGCGAACACATAGATGAGGTGGCGGTAAAGCTGGGTCAAGGTGCGAACCCTGACCCAGTGCGTATCCCCCGGTATTGGCTCTAGACCTACTTCCCAGTCGTCGTAGTCGTACTGGTTACGTAGGTCACGAGCTTCAGACGTAGGAATCAGACGTGTCGAGTGGTGCCCAGTCATCGACCCGATCTGTGAGCATGGCCCGGAGTTCAGCATCGGTAGCTGGAATCAAATCCTCATCTGAAAAGTAGAGGGTGCCTCGGCACAAGGCAGGCCCCCATTCCGCTGGTTCGAGGGCGGTTTGCGGATAGCGCACCACCATGTCGTCAACAACGGCATCGACAACAAGATGGTCTCCTTCAAAACGGAGTTCTTCAATGCTTTGTACCTGGCTCACTTGACCTCCTTTGCAGTTTCGCTGGGAAGCAGGGACTCCATCCACTGATCCCACGACATTTTCAAGAATTGCTCCAGCTCGATCAAGCGCTCCAGCTGTTTTTCTTCGTAGCTGGTGTTCAGACCGAGCCCGTTGTAACGGGTGATCTGCAGCTGGAGCGTGTGCTTAGCCCAGCCAACGGCGTAATACCAGGGGCTGAGGTCGCTGTTGTCAACTTTGGCTTGGAATGGCTCGTACATTGTTAATCAGTAATGGAGGGCTCGCCTTGGCGGGCTTGCCCTTAGTGTTGCACAGAAACAGCCCGACCGCAAGGCCGAGCTGTTGCGTTTCTTCACAATCGCCGGCACTAGGTCAGGCGCGGCGCTCAGTCATCGAGCTGCTCCCTTAAATTTGGCGGCTTGGGACGGCGATAGATACGCAGCGCTTCCGCGTCATCGCTAATCCATTGACAGCACGCCCCCAACTCTTGGTCAGCACCCCATTGGGCAGCGCACCTAGCGACATACATCTCCTCGGGGCTCACTTCGCCAAGGTCGCCGCCGTAATACTCCAGCAGCCACTGCCGTACCAGCTCCGGCGGTGGGGTGATGGTGCGGTCAGTCATCGAGCTGCTCCACTGCGCGGCGCAGCAGCTCAAAGTCGGCCGTCATCTCGTTGGCCGTTGTGTGAGCATTGGAGGAGAACCTACCAATCGCCTGGAGTGCCTGCTGCTTCAAGCTGAGCGAATGGATGCGGCGCTCAGCGAGGAGTGCCATCCCAGCGTCGTAACCGTCGTTGTCCCTAACCAGCTCGCAGCACGCCTCCAGCTCCTGGTCGGCGCCCCATCGGGCGGCGAGGGTGGCGAACTGCATCTTGACTTCAAACATGCCGGAAGCGGCCAACGCTATATCAGACCACTGCTGTACCAGCTCTGGTGGCGGGGTGATTGGATGTTGTGTCATTACATAAAAGTTTTTAAGTTAGGTACAAAAGCTAGTCGTACCAGTGGATTTGGGGTGAGGGGCGTACAAAGGTTTATGGGCGAGTCGCGTTTAATGCAGCCCCGACCGAGCTGCACCCCTCGGGTCGTGCCGGAATCGAACCGACTGTCTGAAGCGTTGTCCGCCTGTCCTTACCAATGGACTACCGACCCAGCCCTATGCTAAGCAGAGCGGGAACCCTTCTACTCTTGCACACCTAAGGCTTCTGGCTCGTATTGCGTGAGGACGCAAACGTCAGCGCCTTGGCGGAGGGCAGTGCCAACGATGTAGGCGAACTGGTTTGGGGCGTCGTCGGACTCCTCGATCTGGTACTCCTCCACCTCGTAGGTCATGCCCTTGCGATACCAGGAGACCCGGATCACGGCGAGCAGCTCGTAGGGGATGTCACCGACGTTGTACCCCAGGACAGGCTTCCTGGGGCGTTTCGGCTGGGGCGGTTCCGGCTTCACTGGATCTCTCCAAAACACCCACGCGGCAACCCGCATGAGCCCTAAGAAAAAGTTAGGCGGGGTGAACTGGCCCATCAGTCCCACATCCGTGCGGCTTCCTGCATCAGCTGGTCCAACTCGGCCTGAGACCTTTCCTCACGCGCGTGGGGATATGTCCCAGAGGTGTCCCATTGACCAGATCCCTTGGTATCACGGGGTTTCAAAGTGGGACAGGCCTGTTTTTCAGGGTCAGGTTGTCCCACATTCGATTTAAGTGGGACAACTTCCTGAATTTCGGGCTGCTGTCCCACTTTGGATTCGTTGGTATCACAGGGTTTTTCCTTAGTGGGACAGGTATTTCCTACCTCTCCCCGCGAGGGAGAGAGAACAGCTTGATAGACCTTGCTGGCACTACCGCGCTTTCCATCGGCTTTGCGCTCCTCCATCACGTGGATCAGCCCACGTTTTTCCAAGCGTTGGAGCGCCTTCCTGATTCCGGCGACACTTCCTCCGCAAATCGGATCAGAGTTGAGTTCATCACGGGTTTTGCCGGCTGGGTAGACGACACGAAGGCGCTGGAGCACCCGATCAATGACGCCTGACGGGGTTGTCTCGGTCGGATCGACCTCGGGTGTCCAATCCGCCAACGTGAAGCTCAGATCGGCTTCTTGGCGCAGCATCAAGCTGGTGCCACCACGACCAGAGCGCGATTTTTCAATGGTGATGATTCGGGCATTAGCTCCTGTCTGCTCCAACTGCTTGTCACTTGGACGCCGAAGGCTCCAGGTTTCGTCAACAGCATCCCGAATCGCACTGGTGCCCCTAAAACCGCCGGTTTTGTTGGCGTGGTGAATGATCAGGATCGTGGTGGCCGGGAATAGCACCCCGTTATTACGGGTCAGCCAGTAGAGAGGGGTAGCGAAATCGGACTTGTTCTCGTCGAACGCCCGACCGCCAGAGCAGCCGATCAGCGAGTCGATCACCACCAGCTTGGGGCGCACCCGGTCCATGAGCTTTTGGAAGCGTGCATAGGACTGGAGCGTCCAATCGGTACGCAACGTCACCGGAGCGTCCGCCGGCATTTCAATCTCCAGCAGCTGTTCCTGCATTTGCACCAACGGTTGGTCGCCGTTTAGTAACAGCACCGGCCCCTGCTGCACTGGAACGTGCTGGCCGCGAATCACAAAGGGCGCACCCGTCGCAATGTGCTTCGCAAGAGTCCAAGCCGCCATGGACTTGCCATCACCACCAGCGCCGTAGATCAGGACGACTGCGGGGTTGGGAAGGAGATCAGGAATCAAGTAGCTGCGCTCAAAGTCCTGCTGGAGCAGCTCCTTCACCGTCATCGTCTCAGATTGAGACTCATATTGGACCTGATCGACATACATCTTCTCCAACTCAAAGGCGTCGCGCATCTTTGCCTTGTACGCGATCTTGTGCAGCTCGTATTTCTGCTCTGCCGGATTTTCAAGCTGGAGCGCCTCACGTGTCGCCAGGATGATTTCGGAGAAGCGGGGAAGATGCTCTTGACCGGCATCGGCCTCCAGCTGCATAACGACCTTCCGCAGGTCTTCTGCGAGCCACATGCGACCAGGCATCTGCTGGTCCGCCATCCAGAAGAGCGTCCCGAGACTGACTGGCCCTTTGCGAAAGGACTTCCAGACCTCATCACAGGGATTGCCTTCAGACCATTCCTGTGAAAATTCGGGATCTTCTGCAGACCATGCGGACCACAGCGTTAGTCCTAGGTCAGTCGGCAACTCCGAGTGGATCGCCATCCCCACCTTGACCCAATGGTCCCGGCTGCCAGCGCCCTGCCCAGGGATGACCTTCAGCGCCGACTGGATGATTTCGGCAACTTCAGCTGGGTCTCGATCCGAGAAATCCAGCGCCTTGCGGTTCTTGATGAAACCACCGTCCTGGATCTCCTTACCGGCGTGATCACGCATCTCCGCCAGCAACCACTCAGGGGCGTCAGGAATCGCCTCCAAGTCGCCTTCAAAGCCGTAGTGACCTTCTGGTGCCTTCCCATCACTGGAACCCGGATAAGCGCCGTAGATGACGCCTTGACGGCCCCACAGCACCTCGTAACCAGCGCCGGTATCCGACAACCCAAAACCTTTTACCGAGCCCCACAACGCCTCAGGAACGCGGAAGAGGTACTTCGCCGCATTGGCCTTGGTCGAAGTAATGACTGGAGCACCCTCCAGCGACTCACCCCACTTTTTCTTGAGACGACTGAGATTCCGATCCACGTCGAGAATCACGAGTCCCATGCTGCGACCGCCGGTGAACACACCGACCGCCTGGAACACATTCGGCTTGCGCTCGATCTGAAGTGCCACATCAGACGGCGCCATCACCTGATGGTGGCTGCGCTCTAGCGGGGTCTTGCCCTTCGAGATTTTCCCGGACTGGATCGCCTGATCCTTGGCGTAGATCGGTGCATACGCCATCCCCACAGGCAGCTGGCGCACAAAAGCCAGCAGATCCTGCGTCTTACTTTGAGACATGTTAGACTCTCACACGAGAATGTTCACTACGCCCCCGCAGCTCCCGCTGT